CGATGCCTGCACAGACGCCCGAGGCGCATGTGTTCGACCCCATCGGCACGAGCTCAAGGTCAACGTCATACACAGCCTGCGATGCGTTGTCCGGCGAGGAAACCACCCGATCAGTCACGCGCCACCAGGTGAAGTCGGCTCGATCGGGGACGTGCGAGAGCTTGACCTCGATCGAGTGGCCCTTACGGATGCCGTTGACGAGCGCCGCCGGCACCTGGACCCGGCACTTGAGCCGCTCCTCCTCCTCCTGGTGCTGGGCGAGCAGCCGCTCGCGCGCCGCGTCGAGCGCCGTCTGGGTGGTGACGTTCGGCATCGGTGCCGCCTGGTCCCGGACGATGTTGCCGAACGCGTACTGTGTCGTCGGGCTGTAGCCGTACGAGGTAAGGCCCTCGGCGCCGGTCGCGTAGACGCCGGGCGCGATGCGCTCGCCGTCCGCGGACCACTCGGCGTCGAAACTGATCGGGAACGTCGTGACGAGGTCGAAGTCGGCTTCCACGTTCGAGAGCCGGAGGTTTGAGGCGTAGCCGGTGTACGTGTTGAAGTCGAACATCGCGAGCCCGCCGTCGCCGAGCGACTCGTCGATGTGAAGGAAGAAGCCGAGCCCCGTCTGGGACGCGATGTCCTCGAGCACCGCCTTGCCCCACTGGCCCGCGTAGTCGTTGGGCGGCATCACGCGGTCGAACGCGCTGTCGGCCCAGTCGATGAGCCCGAGATCGTCCACACCGTTGAGGAACGTCGTCGAGAGCAGCCACAGCAGGCGGTTGGCGGCCAGCTCCTGAGGCCGATCCGACTGCTCGCCGCGCACGATCCGCCAGCCCATCAGCGCGTTGAATTCGGCGCACTCGAGCTTCCACACCCGACCCTGCGGGAAGATGAGGTCGCCGCTCGTGCCGCGCACGATCGAGCGGGACGCGATGTAGCCGGTGAACACCCGTCGGTCGTTCACCGGCGCCTCGGTCTCGTCGAGCCGGATTGCCTGGCGAGTCACGAACGACAACGAGGCCGACGGATCATCGACGACGATCTCGACGCTCGCGACCTCGCCGAGGTCGGCCGACTCGGCGAGCTGTCGCTTGGTCGCGATGCGGACGGCGCCCGTGATGTCCGTGTTGAAACCCGGCCCGGCGGGCGTGGTCGGGGTGGTGTGCCGCACCTCGAGGACCATCAGAGATCCACCCGACTGCGGACCGGCCCACCGTTGCCGTATGCGTAGTAGCGGGTGCGGCCGCGCTCGGTGAGCGAGATCGCCACGCGCGGTGCGGGGACCGTGACCGGCACGACGATCCGCGGACTGAAGTTGATCGAGCGGACGGCCGCGGCCACGCTGGCGATCGCGCCCGCGGAGCGCTCACCCGCGCGCTGCGCGGCCAGCGCGGTCGCGTTCTCGGCTGCCTTGAGCTGCCGCAGCTCGGCCTGGACACGTCCGCTCTCGGAAGCTGACCGCTCGCCGGCCCGCTGGGCGGCCAACGCCGCCGCGTCCTCGCGGCTGAGCTGACGCTGCAGATCGCTCCGCATCCCCTCGAGCTGCGCGAGCGCGTCGCCGTGGAGGACGGTCGCGAGCGGCGTCGCGCGGATGTCTCGGATGCCCTGCTCCACGCCTGCGAGGGCCGTCCGAAGTTCGGGAAACGTCTTGCCCGCGATCGAGCTATTGAGTCCGTCGCGGATCCCGGTGGCCATCGCCGCAGTGCCTGCCGACTGCTGTTCGCTGGCCGACTTCACGAGCCCGCCGAGGGCGCCGGCGATCGCGCCGATCGGGCCTGCGACGCCTGCGCCCGCGAGCGCCCCACCGGCGACGTTGCCCGCCGTCCCGGCGACACCGCCGGTGCCCGCGTTGCTACCGGCGACGAGCATCCCGCCGCCGAGGAGTCCGGCCGTCCGGAGCAGCGGGTTGTTCAAGATCCCGAGGCGTCCTCCGAAGCCGCCCACGCCCGGCCCGCCGGCAACGCCCGGTACCCCGCCCGCGCCGTTGACGACGCCGGCGTTGAGGTTCACCACGCCCGCGTTCATCCCCAGGACGCCCCGGATGAGGCCCTTGCCGAGCTCGCCGACGATGCCCGAGACGGCGCCGCCGGTGAGCCTGTTGAGGCCCCAGCCGGTGACGACGGCCGTCTGTACCCAGGGCGGCAGCGCGAGGAACGTGGACAGGATGGTCTTTGCCGCGTCGCGCGCCACGCCGATGCCGGCGAACACCGCCTTGAAGTCGACCTTGTCCACGAACGCGAGGCCCTTTTCGACCATAGTGCCGAGCGCCTCGCCGATCGACTCCAGCTCCGCCGTCACGCGCGGATCGGCGAGCTTGGTGTTGACCCACTCGGACACCTTGACGAGCGCCGGAAGCACACCCCTGGCGAGCGCCTGCGACAGCTCCTCGCCCGTGTCCTGGAGCCTGCGCCATGCCGCACCTGGGCCCTTGCCCGCCGCCTCGCCCGCCTTTCCGTACCGCTTCTCCAGCTCGCGCAGGATGACGATCTGCGCCTCCTGGGCGCGGCCGGCCTTGACCAGCGTCGTGACCTGCTTCTCCTGTTCCTTTGTGAAGGTCACTCCCTGCCGCCGGAGGCGGGCCATCCCCTTGACCGGATCGTCGAGCGCCCGACCGACGAGCTGCGCCGCGCCCGCGAAGTTCGCCGCCTCGACGTCGCCGCCGGCGAGAGCGATTGCCATGTCGGTAGCGGCCTTGGTCGCCCGGGGGAATACCTCCTTGCCGATCCGCGTGTAGCGCAGGATGACGTTCGCGCCCGCCTGGATCGCCTTGTCGTCCGCAGTGGTCAGGCTCTCCAGGTCGTTCGACAGCCGCCGAACTGTGTCGCCCGTGACGCCCGCTACGCCACCCGTGGACTCGATAACGGCGTTCGTCTGGTTCTGCACCCGGTACAGCTCGTCGAGCGATCGGACACCGAGTGCCACGCCACCCACGAGCACCGTACCGATCGCGAGCCCGGCACGGGTTGCACCCGTGCGCAGGCCGGAGAACACCCGCCCGCCAGCGCGCCCGAGCCGGTCGAGCTTCTTGTCGAGCCCGGTCACCACTCGCGACGCACGGTCCCGGGCGGTGAGCAGGATCGCGAGCTCACGCTCCGCCACGATCGTCCTCAAGCAGGAGCATTGCGCGCAGGCTTGCCGTCCGCTCGTGCGCCTCCCTGCGCAGGCGGTTCAACGTCGGCCGCTGACTCGGCTCCACGTTCTCGGGCTTGGTCGCGAGGACCTCGCGCGCGCCGTCGAGTTCTGGGCGGATACGCTCGGCGAGCAGGCCGTGACGCACGACCGCGAGGAAGCCCGGGCTGACGGACGCGAAGTCCGCCTTGCCCCAGCCGCGCATCGCGAGCAGCGCGTCGTACACCGGGTCCTCGCCTAGCGTCGGCTCGGAGATGCGCTCACCCGTGATCCATTCCGCGAGTGAGCGCCTGACCGGTTTGGGACGGCTTCCGATGCCTCGATTGACTCGTTGACGGCCGCGACGAGCGGGTGCAGCGTCGCGGGCTTGAGGAGCCGGAATGTGTCAACGGACAGCGGCATGATCGTCCCGTCGTTGCCCAGCAGGTTCCAGCCCGCGAGCACCGGGTAGCCGTCGAACGGCTCGTCCTTCGACAGCCAGGTCTCGGCGACCTCGAGCGCCGTGGACGCGACCCCGAGTGCCACGACCTCCGGGTACGCGAGATCCGAGCGGACGGTTGCCTCGTCCTTCGGGTGTGGGGCGCCCGGACATTCGCACGGCCCGAGATCGACGGCCTTCGTGGCGGTGCGATCGACGAACCTGCTCACGCGAGGCTCGCCACGCCGTTAACCACCGTCGCGGTCAGCGGGGCGTTGAGCGTCGAGTCATCGACGTACTCACCTGACACGGCGTACACCCGCTCACCGTTGTTGTTGTCGATGTTGACCTGGAGCTGGGCCACGCGCCCGTCGAAGTTGATGATCTTGGTCCCCGTGCCTGCAACCGCCACGCGCCAGCGGCGGTCGGACACCGCGCCACCGGCCACGTTGTAGACGTCATGGGTGGCTGCCTTCGTGCCCGGGGTGATCCGGATCTGGGACTCGAACGTTGCCGTCGTCTTCTCGGAGAAGCCGATCGCACTCGCGATGTCAGTCGTTCCCCCGTACGGCCGCAGGACCAAGTTGCGGTTGATCGTGATCGAGTGCCGGATGAGTGACGACGACAGCTCGGCGAGCGACGCGTACGCCGTGGCCGTCGAGCCCTCGTAGATGCGGGTCAGGTGACCCATCGCGGTCTCGAGGGTCGCCGGAGCCGACAGCGCCGCGGTAAGCGCGTTGATCGTGCGATCGAAGCCGATGATCGTGCCCGACGCTCGCCACGGTTGGGCGCCCGGTGCGGCGAGCGAGTCGTACGACAGCGTGAGCTCGGTGATAAAGCACGACTGCATCCGCCACTGGTCGTTCGTGTCGCCGACCACGCCCTCCTCGATCGTGTACGGCTTCAGCGTGGGCACGCCGCCCTCGAGCGGATAGACCCAGGTATACGGGTTGGTGCCCGTGGGCGTGACGCCACCGGCGAAGCACATCTCGAGGAGGCGCATGACGTCCTCGAACCGCACGTCACTCTCGAACGAAAGCTCGGCGGCGCGCAGGCCGTGGTATCCGCGCCCGGGGCGGTTGCGGACGTTGCGCCCCACGTCCTCGTTGGGGATCGCCGAGCCACGGTCGAGGGTTGCGGGACCGCCGGGCTCGCAGGGATAGAGCACAGTCGCCGCGACCGCGGACCCGGGAGACGCCGGGGTGCCCGACTGTGCGCCGAGCTGCAGGACTCGGAATACGCCTTCGCTCACCGATCGCCCTCCTTAGCCTTCGACCGGCGCGGGCGCCGGGGTAACTGGTGGTTCTGCTGGCTTGCGCTTCTCAGGGTCGGTCCGCCGGTAGATGCCGGTCTCGGTGAGGCGGTCCATGAGCGCGCCGTGGGCGGCGTCCGCCGCGGCTCCGGTGATCTCGGCTGGCGCGTCCTCGCCCGGCTGAACCTTGCCTACCCGCTCGACGTACACCAGGCGCGCGATGTCGCCCTCGGTGAGGTCGCGCGCCGGGATGCCGGTGACGAATGGCGTACCGTCGTCATCGCCGGTGTAGAACAGGGCAACCCGGTCGGAGCGGGGGTCGATCGTTGTCATGCGGAGTCTCCTCAAACCGGCTGGTAGGACGCGGCCTTGTACTCGACGGCCTGGAGCTCGGCGGGCAGCACGAGGTACCACTTGCCCGTCTGGTCCTGGGTAGGCGGCCACTCCTCCTGCTCGACAGCGCCGAACGAGAGGAGCGACACGACCTCGATGTTTCCGTACGCCTTGCTTCGCGCCTCGATGGCGTCCGCGACGCGTCGCGGGAAACGCATCAGGAGGCCGTACGCGTCGCCGAGGTCGGTTCGCGGGACGTAGATTCGCAGCTGCACCAGGTGCTCGATTCGCTGCGCTGAGGCCCACCGGACGTTGCCCGTGCCCCGGTAGTAGAGGACCGCCGCAGGCGTCTCGACCAGGGAGCGCGGGATGGCTCGGACCGTCGAACCCTGACCGCCGGTGCCGGCCGCGTAGGCGATACCGCCCTTGATCCCTTCGATCGTCGCGACCACGCGGGCGACGGCATCGAACCAGGTCTCGGTGGCGGTCACCGGAGCCCCTCGAGCAGCTTGTCCTCGAACGCCCGCTCAGCGGCGCCGCGCTCGGCATCGAACGTCGGCCCCGCGATCGGGCGGGCGGCCATGCCGGGATGGCTGACGGTGCGTCCGGCGAACGGACCCTTGGTGATCGGGATCGCGTGGGGTCGCGCGCCACGCTCGAAGATCGGCGATAGCGGCGACTTCGGACTCACGCTCACGCCTAGGGGGTTGCGATGGGCGCGAGTCCGCGTCGCCCGGAACCTGCGCGGGTAGCGGCCTGACTTTGCCCGTGCGCGAAGGCCCCGACGCATGACCGCGGCGGCTGCCCGGAGCGCGCGGCGCTGGCGGTTGGTCATCTCGCGGTCAGTCAGCTGCCCGAGCATCTCCTTGACCTCGGCCATGCCCGAGAGGTCGACGGCCATGCCCGAGAGGTCGACCGTGATGCCGGACATCAATTGCCGCCGACGTAGCAGCCCGCGAACCGCCGGCGGTAGTGCTCGATAACCGCCCACATCGTCTGCGGGTAGCGGGGCGGGATGACCGGTCGCCCGAACTCCTCGGGGCCTACGGCGCCGCCGACGAGGGCGGGATCCGCGGCATACAGCTGGCGGACCCGGTCGATCGTCGCCTCCTTCACGTCAGGCGGAACTGCGGCGAAGCCGAACGCGCCGGTGATCGAGATGAGCTGCGAGCCGATCGGGAACGCGCCGTAGCCGGACGCCGTGCCCAGGATCCGGACGTGGTCGTAGGAGCCGGTGACCGGGTCCTCCGATTCCCACACAAGATCCGAAGCCGTGATCGCAGTCAGCGTCCCGCCGAACGACGCGGCGAAGCTGACGGTTGGCGTTGGGATAACCCCGACGTGCAGATGGAGGCGGCGCCCTCCGAAGCCGTCGAACAGACGGGTCTCGGTTGACGCCGCCGGTGCGCGGTTGAAGTCATGGCCCACTTCCCGGTCGATCTCGTCTTCGGCCACTAGCAGCAGCGCGTCGATCCGCGCGAGCTTGGTCGCATCGGCCGGCGGCGTGTCGAATGTGGCGAGGACCTCGGCCCGGGTCGCGTAGGCCACGGGCTACGCCTTCTTGGAACGGGCGTGTCTGGGAGCCGCGTCCAGGGCGGGTGCGCCGGTGTCGGCAGGCTCGGGCGCCGGTTCGACGGGCTCGCCGACGACGGCCTTCTCCCACGCCGCCCGCTCCCTTGCCTCCTGCTCCGCGAGCGCGAGGTACGCGGCCTTGTCGGCCGGGCTGAGCTTGAGGACGACGCCCGGGCGGACTTCCACCCGCTCGAGCTGTACCGGCTCCGAGCCGGCGTCTTCACGGACCGCAGGCATGGCGCGGACCAGCGTCACGACTGCGAGCCCGTGACCGTCCAGGTCGGAACGGTCGCGGTGCCCGTGTTGATGTACTCCTTGCCGTTGGTCGTGTCGATGAGCACCGAGCCGATCGGTGCGCCGCGGTGGGTCGCACTGACGCCCGGGGTCGTCTCGGCCACGGCCACCGTGGGCGCCGTGCCGGTAAGGTCGTTGGAGAAGACGCTGATGAGCGGGACCGCCTTCTTCGCGAGGGCGGAGACGAACGTCACCGTCGCCGTGCCGATGCCGGCGGTCATCGTCCCGACCGCGGTCGTCACGTTGCCGGTGCCGATCGTGGACAGGGCCTCGAGCGCCGCGTCGATGTTCGCGATGAGCGTGGCGTTCGTCGCGCTCCACGTGATCGGCGCGGTGACCTGGCCCTTGAACGCGAGCCGGAACGTGCCACCGGTCGGCGTGCCGCCGATGGTGATCGTCTGGACCTCGTCGGTCCCGGCGACCGGGGCGCCGGCGTTGGTCCGGCCCTCACGGGCCGCGCCCTGGCCGGGATTGAGGTAGGACATGAGTCACGCGCCTCCGTGCAGGGGTACGGCACCCCGGGCTGACTTCCCGGGGTGCCGCGGTGGACTACGCCGTGAGGTCGAGCTCGACCAGCGCGTTCGGCTGGACACACCCGAACGCGGCGCGCATCTCGGCGAGGATCGCAACCATGTTCCGGATGAAGAAGTCTGAGTGGCTGTCGGATACCTGGATCGACGCCTGCTCGCGGTCCCACAGGACGCACTTGCGGAAGTCGCCGACGTAGCCGAGCCCGGTGGTCACGGCCTCGGACTCCACGACCGGCAGGCCCCACAGCCGCGGGGTACCGAGCTGGGTCGGGCCACCGAAGTAGTACCGGGCCTCGTTGTCCTGGAGGAGGTCGATCGTCTCCCAGTCGGCCGGGTTGAACAGGTACGCCGTGGGCACCGCTCGCCCGACCGTGCGGACCTTCGTCCGGCCCTTGCGGGTGGTGGTCAGGATGTTCGTGTCCCACGCCTGCGCCTGGACGCCGGAGATGTTGTTGATGCCGGTGAAATTCTCGCCCGTCCCGTCGCCGTTGACCATCTGGTCTTCCAGCTCCTCCTCGAGTCCGTAGCGGAGGAAGGCATCGATCAGGGTCCGCAGCTGGCCGGCGTCCGAGAGGGCGCGCTTCGTGGCCGGGATCCAGTGCGCGATCGTCTTGACTGTTTCGGTGATCTTCGCGAGCGCGACGGTCGACTCGGGCTTCGTACCCGACGAGCCGGAGGTGGCGGTGGCCTCGGCAGTCGGTGCGGCGGCGTTCGTCTGCGACGTCAGCCGGACGTACTCGACGGTGTCCGAGCCCGTGGTGCCGTTGGTGACGATGTCTCGAATCGTCAGCGGCCGCTGGAGGCCCTGCGGGTAGAGCCCCGGGTAGACGTCGTTGACGACGAACGCACCGGCCGACGTGTCCGAGGCGCCCGTGATGAGCGCGCCCAAGGGCCGCAGGAGGTGGTCAAACTGGATGGCCGGGCTCGCCCCGAACTTCTGCTTCTCGGAGAAGCCGTTGGGCGCCACAGCCTTCATGAACGCGCGCCACTCGCCGGACTCAACGAACCGCTGGCCGAGCGAGCGGGGATCGATCCGCGGGGGCTGGCCGGCCTGCTCTTGCGGCGTGGGGAGGCCGTCGCCCGATGCCTCAACGGCGGCGGGCTCCGTCCGGACGCGCTGGTTGGCGCGCTGGAACCGCTCGATGTCAGGGCCGAGAGCGGTCAGGCGGTCGTTGATCTCGTCGAGCCGGGAGCGGAACGGGTCGAGGTTGCCCTTCTCCGCGTCCGCGAGGAGCTTCTTCTCCTCTTCGATCAGCTCGCGCTGCTCCTCCATGAGGAGCGCCAGGGGGGTCGGCACTGAAGTGTCTCCGGTTGGTCCGGCACCGGAGACATGAACGGCGCGTCACCGGCGCCGCGATGAGGACGTCATCACGGACGACAGTGCGCGCCGCCTTCGGGTGGCTCGCGATCTGTGTCATCCCTGGGCCTCGGGACTCGATGGAGCCTCCGACCTTCGGGACCGCTGTATGCAGTTCGCGCGCATTCTCAGACCGCGCACCTTATCTTGTCAAGACGCGAGCATGCTGCCGAGCGCGGAGCGTGCGCATTTCCAGCTCGTCAGAACGGTCGATTGCCTCCGGCTCAGCGTCGAGGGTCGCGAGCGGAACGAGCGACTCCGTCTCCGCGCGCGGCGCCACCTTGCCCGCGGCCGCACGGGTGATTGCGGTCTCCAGCGACCCGATGCGGTCGATCATCCCCGCACTCAGCGCGTCGGCAGCGACGAGCACGCCGCCACGGCCGAAGTCCTTGCGAACAGTCGCCGCGGTGACCGCCCGGCCCGCCGCGACGTCGTTGACGAACATCTGCTCGTGGACGTCCACGATGCGCTCGATCTGCGCCCGAGCCTCGTCGGTGAGCGGCTGGCCGGGGGCGAACGCCCGCTTCAACTCCGACGACGCGAACACCTCGCGCTTGATCCCCTCGGCCTCAAGGTGCGCCGAGATGTCGTCGTGGACGAGGAAGACGCCGATGTTGCCGAGGATCGCGGACCGCGGGGCGAGGACCTCGCTCGCCTGCGCGGCGATCCAGTAGGCAGCGGACGCGGCGAAGTCGGCGACCGCGACGACGGGCTTCGTCGCCCGGGCAGCGCGGATCTCGGCCGCCGCTTCCGCGAGGCCCGGAGTCTCGCCGCCTGGGGAGTCGATGTGCATGACGATCGCGCCCACGTCGGGGTCATCGAGGAACGCCCGGAAGCCGGCCATGAACGTGTCGAGCGAGACCGCGCCCAGAAACTCCTCGATGATCGTCGGCCGCTTGACGATGATGCCCCGCAGCTGAAGGAGTCCGATCCCCTGGGCGGACGATGGCCGGCGCTTGGCAACGGCGGCCTGCATCGCATCGAGCGCTTCGGGCGTCGGGATCATCCGCAGGGCCTCGGCGTACAGCCGCGCGTACTGTGGGAGGTTGCTGCGGTCAATCGCGAGGATGCTCGAAGGGATCATGCTGCGGCCTCCGCTGGCAGGCGGAGCGCGTCCGCCCGATTCAGTGCGAGTTCGGTGAGCGACGAGATCACCGTCGTTTCGTCGGCTTCGCTACCGTCGAGTACCGCAGAGCAGCGAGCGGCGCAGTAGCCGGCCGCCGCCTCATCGGTGATCCGGAGGATCGAGGCCACGAATCGGGCGTGCTCGGCGTAGAAGTCGCGGACGCCCGTGCGCCACTCCTCGCCCGTGCCGCCTGTCTTGGCTTCGAGCTTCGCGATCGCGGCGACCTCCTTGCGGACCACGCGCGACGCGGCATCGTGCACCATGGCGCGCAGGTGCGCGACTGCCTGGACCGTGGGCGGCTGCGCGAAGGCGAGCGCCTGGCCGTCCGACGATGTCATGTTCAACGGAACCAGGTACTCGTCCCCGCCGGGCACAGGGTTCATGTTTTCCTTGACCCGGATGTCGTTGACCGATAGCCAACCCCATTGGCGACCGATCGCATACGCCTGGTAGCGTGTTCCGATGTCGCCCCTGAGCAACCCCTCGAGGTTGTGCTCGGCGAAGAACCTGGCGACCGCCACGATCAGATCGCGCCGGATCGCTGCCTCCCACCGCTCGCACCACGGGCGGACCGTATCGGTGCCGTGCTCGATCGACTGCTGCTCGATGTTGCTGAACGTCGCGCGGGTGAGCTCCTGAATCTTGTGCAGTGACACCCGGAAGAAGCGGGCGACCTCGGGCACAGTGAGCTGCATGACCTCGGCGAACTGGGCATCCTCGTTGCTGATGCTGAGCTGTGCCCAGGTCATCCCCTCCTCGAGCAGGAGCGGCTTGCCCTCGTTCTCACCGCCCGACGCGAACTCGTTGAGCGCCAGGCGCAGATTGAGCCGCGCCTTGTCGGTCAGGGTCTTCGGGTGCGTCAGGGCGCCCGTCGGCCGCGCGCCGCGGCTGAACGCGCGGTCCCCGTGCTGGCGCATCGCGAGCGCCAGGCCGAACGTCGCGCGGGCGTAGTCGAGCACGCTGCGCCCGAACGGCCCACGGACGATAAGCAGCTCGTCGGGCAGCAGGGTGCGCTCCTTCCAGCCCTCGAGCGGGTCCCGGTAGTGGTAGCGGAGCGAGCCCGATTCGGTGACCTCGGAACGGATGAGGTCCGGGTGGAGGGGCTTGAGCTGCTCCAGGAACCCGTCGGAGCGAAAGACCTTCTCGGCGACGCCACGGCCGCGTAGGATCGCGAAGGCGGTCATCATCTCGCGGAACTCGATGGCCGTCTGGTAGCGGTTCGGCTGATCGTGGAGGAGGTCGTAGAGCGGGTGGTTCGTCGCCACCCGCTTGCCGCCGTCGGGCAGCCGCTCAAAAATCTGGAGGGGGACCGTGGACACGTCTTCTGCGATGACCCGGACGCACGCGTACACCGCGGCGATCGTCATCGCCGAGTCGTAGGTAACCGCGGGCGTCGCGCTCCCCGAGCGCCGCGCGATAAGGTCATCGTAGGTGGCGGGCGTGAACGGCACGACGGTCGTGGCGGCCGCCGGCCGGGCGAGCAGCTTCATGCGTCACGCCCTCCGCGCAACGCCTGCACAACGGCGACGAGCGCGAGGATCGCGCCGGGCACGATAAGCGCAAGTGGCAGCCACACGAGCGCGAATCCCACGGTCAAGAGCACCAGCGCGATGCGCAGGGTCTTCTCAACGTCCTCGTGCCCCGCCCACCAGGCACGGACATGGGTCGCCCACGAAGGTGCCGGGTCAGCGCCAGGCGAGAGCCGCCGCGAAACCACGAACTCGTCGGTCATGCGTACAGGCTCGTGCGCTCTTCCCACGCCGACGGCACCTCCTCGATGTTCAGCGCGCCCGCGGTGACTGCGTCGTTGCGCGCCTCCCAGGAGAGGACCGCCGCGGGGACCGAGTCGATCTTGTCCGGGCTCCCATCGCGGTCCTTGCGCACCACCCACAGGGCGCCGCCATCGTCGCGGTACCCCGTGTCCTCGCGGACCGCGTTGCCGACGTGCTCTGAGAACAGCGCGCACCACTGGTCGCCTTCGGCGCAGTGCGACAGCTCGCCCGAGGTGATCGCCTCGTTCCAGGCGCGGATGGCGTAGGCCATCGCGCGCCGGCGGTTCGTCCACCACTCCACAACCCGTTCCGTGCCCCAGCGTCCTGCCCACGCCGCAAGCCACGACTCGATGTACGGCGGATCCCCGTACACGCGCCACACGTCCCACGTCTCGAACGCCTGCTCGAGCACCGCGTCGACGGCGGCCATCGGGACCTCGCGCCCCAGCCCGCCAGGCGTCCAGATGTGCAGCGGCCACTGGTACCCGGTTGCGACCTCGCTGGCGATGATCGGGAAGTGGTCCCAGCGCACCGAACCGTCGACCCCGAGGGTGATGAGCGCGCCGTCGGGGACCACCTTCGCCAGCTTCACGGCTCGCTGCCTCCACAGCGCGAGGTCGAACGCCTTGCCCGCCCCCGATTCGCGCTTGTTGCCGAAGAAGCGCGCCGCCTGCGCGGGATCGTTGACGGCCATCTTGGCAGCCTCGGCCTCGATCGAGTCGAGGTCGACGTGTCCGCCGTTCTCCCGCCGCACCTCCGGCGGGTAAACGATCCGGTGGATCCTGCGTCGCTCGACCTTGTTGGTGTACGAGAGGTTTGCCGGCGGCTCCGTGTACTGGACGTACACGTCGTCGGCCTTCTTCTTCTCGACGAGCTCCGCCTCGCGCTGTGCGACCGAGTGCTCGGATGGGTCCCACGCGTTGGAGTCGAGCATCGCTCGCCCGCCCATGCCCGCGAGGTTCCTGTACTGGGTGTCGGCGACCCTCTCCATGCCGTTGCGTCGGGTGTACAGCCCGGCCTCGCCCTGCTTGGCGAATGTGATCCGCTGACCCAGGCGCGACGGGGCAGAGGAGGTGACGGGTTCGATCCGGCCGCCGTTGGGCAGGCGGATGAACTCCTCGCCCGTCTTGGGGATGCGATCGTGGAGCGGCCCGAGCTCGATCATCGGCCGCAGCGCGTCGTACGCGTTGTCGGTCTGGTCCTCGGACACCGCGGTGATCTGGATCAGTGGCGTCGGCCAGCCCATGCCCATCGGCTCGCCCGGCTCGTACGGGTACTCCCAGCCGCAGCGACAGCCGTGGTCGGCGCAGGCATACCCGTCGTCGGATCCCGCCCACCCCGCGAACAGCGCGGGCCCGACCGCCTCGAGGCAAATGATCGCGGCGCCCAGTGGATCCTTGCCGATCTTCTGCGGGCCGACGATGAGCGCTCGTTGGAAGCGGAACGCCTGGCCGAGCACCGGGCGCACCGGGTCCCACTCGGCCGTCCCGCGCACGGTGTACATGGCGCCCGTGAAGCGCAACTGCCAGTCGTACAGACGGAACTGGTGGCCCACGAGAAATCCGTCCGGCACGACACAATGCCGCTCGATCCACGACGGAGCAACCGCCATTACCTGGTCCGGCCGCTCGCTACGCGCCACGAGCGACCACCTTCAATCGGTCACGCGCGGATGGCTCGGACGTTGGCTCGGCGACCAGCTGCGGCTGCGCACTGGCTGGCAGGTCGATGATCCAGTGGTTCCGGGCAAGTCCGGGAAGCGAGACGCCGAGCGCCTCCTGCTGCTGGCGCACGAGGGTCCGCGCGGCGACCGGCGCCCGCGGCTTCTCCGCCTCGGCGAGCGAGCGGACGTACAGCGCAACTTCCTCATGCTGGCCGTTCGCCTCCCACATGCACGCCTGCGGACGGCGCCATTCACGCGTCCACATCTCCGCCTCGCGGCGGTTCGGACGGGACAGCGGCCACGGTGGAGTCTCCCCCTGGCGCCCCTCGGCGGGCAGGTGGACCCAGTCGGTCGCGCCTGCCTTGCCGCGCCGGATGGCATTCGGGTCGGGCGGCGGTCCCGAGCGCGAGCTGCCGCCCTTCACGGTTGGACGCTCCGGCCCGGGAGGCTCTTACCCGACCCACCAATTTCGTGGCTGCTGTGCGGTCCTCGGCCGACGCCGCTCCCCAGGGATCTCGACCCCCCTCCCCGCGCCAGCGCCGCGCCCTGAGCCCGCTGGCAGTGCGCACACGCCGCGGCGTAGCCGTGTGCGAGCGTTCCACCCTGACTCCGCGGTCTGACGTGCTCCAGCGTCGTCGCCACGCCCGTACAGCCCGGCAGTCGCAGCACGCATAGCCCGCCCACCACCTCGCGCCGTGCGCGCTCGTGCGCTGCGCCGAGTCCCCGCTGCTGCCGAGGGATGCCGCGGTGGTTGCGGGTAGACGTCCGCTCGTGGTGCGCGCAGCGGCGCCCACGGGTCAGCGTGGGGCAGCGCGGCTCGAGACAGACGCGCAGGGTCACGATCGCAGCACCCGGTCAGGGAGGACGAGCCGGCTCGCCAGCCCCTCCGCCTTCGCAAGCTCTGCTGTCAGCTGCGTGGGCACGTTCAGTCCGACGATGCGCTCGCCGATCTGCACCTCAACCTGTACTCGGCGCTCGACGCGCTGCGCGACAATCGCGCGGTCGGTGGCATGCATCACACGTACGCTCGGGCAGTTAGGGTCACGTTCGTGTTCGCCGAGTAGTTGAGCTTGAGGTACCGCCACGGCTGGTGCGGCCGCAGGAGGTACGTCGTCGTAATGGCCGTCGTGATCGTGATGTCGGCCACGGTGGCCGTCTCGGGCGTGGCCACCAGCGCATAGCCCACGTTGAACCAGTTCACGCCGTCGACCGACGCCAGGATCTTGACCGTGACCGTAGGCGTCGCCCCGACGGTCGACGTGAGCACGACGGCTGCCGGCAGGCCGATCCGGTCGGACGAGCGCTCGGCGGTGTTCGTCGTGTCGGTGTTGCCGGTCTGGGCCGAGCCCAGGAGCACCTCGTTGAAGAACGCGGACGGCTGGACGCTGATCGTCGCCATCAGGCAGGCCTCGGCACGAGCCAGAGATAGAGGGTGATGACTGCGGAGTTCACGACGTTGCGGCTGAGGTCGATCGTCACCGTGTCGTACGCTGCCGACGCGTTGTCGCCGGCGAGGAGCACCGGACGGCGCAGCGTCACGAGGCGGTCAGTCGCAGGCATCGACGCGCACTGGCCCTCGAG